TGCTACCGCTCAACCTGAGCGAACTGTTCGGCAGCGAGCCGGCACCTCCGCCGGCACCCGCGCCGAGTCCGAAAAACAACCCCGAGCCTCCGAAGGGAGGACAAATGGATCCGAAGAAGCTCCGGGAGGTCCTCGGACTCGCTGAGGATGTCGATGACGCGGTGGTGACCGCGAAGCTCGGCGAACTGATGAAGCCGAAGCCGCCCACGTACCCGGATCTCGATTCGCTCAACGAGCCCGGTGCCGACGAGATGGCCAAGCTGCTCAAGTCGCTGTCCGACGTGGACGGCAACCCTGCGCTCAAGGCTCTGACCGAACTGGTCGAAGCCCAGCGCAAGCAGCTGTCGCAGTACGCGATGGCCTCCAGGCGCTCAAGGGTGGAGCAGCAGCTCGCCGACTTGGACCGCGGCAAGACGTTCGCCGTGCCGCCCGTGGTCAAGGACCAGCTGCGCGACATCCTGCTGAGGTCGCCGGACAAGCTCGGCGAAGAGGTCTTCTCGGCGTACCAGAAGACGCTCGAGATGGGCATCATCGACCTGACCGAGCGCGGCTGGCAGCGGCGCGGCGACGAGAAGTCCCCGGCGCAGCAGTACCTCGACGAGGTCGACGCCTACATGACCGCCAACAAGGGTTCGACTTACGCCGAGGCCGCCATGGCCGTGGCGCGGAAGAACCCGACTCTCGCCGCGGAGTACCGCGAGGAGAGCTACATCCCGATCGAGGGGAGGTAACCCGATATGCCGGGTTCAGACCACGTACTCTCCAAGGGCCTTCTCGTCGACTCGGGAGCCGGCGCGATCACGCTGGGACAGGCGCTGAAGATTGCTGCGAGCGGCATCGCGCTCCCTGAGCAGCCTGTGAAGGTCCAGGTTGCTACGGCCGCGACCGATCTGATCATCGGACTCGCGGGCGAGAACGTCGATGCCGTCAAGGTGGCCACGGGCAAGGCGTTCCTCACCGTGCACATCCTGGGCATCGCCAAGGGAGTAGCTGGTGCGGGCGGTGTCACCATCGGTGCACGGCTGAAGGCTGCCGCTGGTGGGCAGCTGGTCATCGCAACCGGCGGCGCGACCGACGTTGTCGTCGGTATCGCTCTCACAGCAGGCGTAGCCAACGACATCTTCGACGTTCTGCTCACGCCGGGCGCTCGCAGCTCATAGTAGGGAAGGAGGCTAACCAAGAATGGCTGTTTACAACCCAAGCGGTTCGGGTAACGTCCACGTTGACGTCGTCCTGACCAACATCTCGGTCGCGTGGCCGAACGAAGGCCTGGTCGGTGAAGTTCTCTTCCCCACTGTGCCAGTGGCCAAGCAGTCCAACAAGTACTACATCTACAGCGGCCGTGAGGGCTGGTACCCGGGTCTGGACGACGCTCGGGCTCCTGGCACCGAAGCGAACGAGGTCACGGGCCTCACGCTGTCCACGGATACGTACTACGCGCAGGAGCACGCCCTCCAGATCGCGGTCACCGACGAAGAGCGTGACAACGCCGACTCGCCGCTGAACCCCGACGTGGACGGCGTCGAGATGCTCACGTCTCGCGTGGCGCTTGGCAAGGAGTACCGTATCTACAGCAAGGCCGCCACGGCGACCAACTACAACACGGCCCTGGTGGTCGACATGAGCACGTCTCCGGCGGGCTTCGGTCCGCAGTGGGACGCCTCGGCCACTGCGACGCCTGTCAAGGACATCAGGAAGGCGATGCGTCTGATCCACGGCGTGTCCTTCCTGCAGCCCAACCAGGCGGTGATCCCCTACAAGGTCATGTCCGCCCTCGAGGACAGCCAGGACCTGATCAACCGCATCCAGTACGTGGAGCGGGCGATCCTGACCCCGGACCTCGTCGAGAGCCTGCTCGGCCTCGAGAACTGCATCGTCCCCGGCTTCGGGTATGCGTCCAACAACCCGGGCCAGACCCTGACGCTGCAGTACCTCTGGAACGTCGAAGTTGTCTTCGCGTACAACCCGCCGCGGCCCGGTCTCAAGACGCCGGCCTACGGCTACGAGTTCGCGTGGGGCTTCGGCGGCGGGCTGGACCGCGTGGTCGACAGGTGGCGTGAGGAGAGGCGGGCATCCGACCTCGTCCGCCTGCGCCAGCGGTACGACCTGAAGCTGATCGGACTGGACAACAGCAACAAGTCCATCTGCGGCTTCCTCTTCACCAACACCCTGTCCAGCGGCTTCGCGTAAGGAGAAGTGACATGACGCAGTACGTTGCGTACGCGGACCTCGGTAAGGGGACAGGTGCGCCGGTCGATCCCGAGGACCACGGCGGCGAAGACTCGCCCGACTGGAAGTACCTGGTCGAGCACCGGATCATCGTCCCTGCCGGTGATCCGGATGCTCCTGCTCCGCCTGAAGGCTACGAGGTCCGCCAGGTGGGCAGGGGCGAGAACGCCGAGAAGAAGGTAGTCGAGACCAAGGAGTCCTCGTCCAGCGGTCCGTTCGCCTCCGAGAGCAAGACGTCCTCCGCATCGTCGCAGTCCGGCGCGCAACCAACCACGTCGCCGAAGTCGTCGAAGTGAGAGGCAGGTCCGCCGCAGGGCCGCTTCACGGGTAACGGCCCTGCGGTGGGCCCATAGGAGAGACTATGCCAATGCACATTAGCGTGGCCGATGTGCAAACCTGGCTTGAGCCTGTCAAGTCCAACATTGATAGCATAGACCCGACGATGGAGCAGCACATCAGCGGCCTAGTGCTGGGCCGGCTACTGGACTCCTTTTCCCACTCGCTGCTTCCTCTCTCGGCATGGGTTGATGAAGCCTCTACTCCATTGCTGGTTCGGCAGGCTATAGCAATGCTGTACGCTGCCTGGTACTACGACAGGCAGTACAGTGAGGTGGCAGCCACAGAGGGGGCTGGATTCGGTACTGCCTACGGTGCCCTGCTTCGCCAGAGTGTAGAGCAGCTGATTGCAGGCCTTATCAGCGGCGCGATTCTTTTGCAGGAGGAACAGCCTAGCGGTCCGACTACAGTGCCTCTTTTCTATCCTGACGACGTGAGCTCCACCGATGATGCGTTGCGGAATAACACCGACAGCAACGACGTGTCACTGGGGCCTGTCATGTTTGGCGTGTCAAAGGTTTTTTGAAAGGACTGTTATGCGTAGGAAGTGGTGTGGCTGGTGTGGGACTGAACATCCCGCTGACGCCTTCTACTCCTACAATGGTCAGCTGTCTGCCTATTGCAAGGAAGGACAAAAGGCGTACCAGAAGCTACGGTACCAAGCTGATCCTGAGCACACGAAGACTAGGAACAAACTGGTGCGAGAGGCAGACCCAGCGTCGTACAAGCTGTATATGCACCAGTACTACCAGGACAACAAAACTGTGCGCCAAGCGTACAATAGACAGTACTTCCTGGACAACCGTGAACTGTACTACGAAGCAAAAGCTAGGCGACGTGCTCTACTAGTAGACCAAGTCTGTGACCACGAGTGGTGCGGGATTATCGATCGTCGCGTGGTCTGGGGGAGAGATCAAGGTTATTGTCGCATAAAGTTGGTGTGCGATGGTGATTTTGTCCCATTCGAAGAGATGCATCTAGACCACGTTGTCCCGTTGGCGCGTGGTGGGCTGCATTGCTACGGCAACGTCCAAACGGGCTGCGCACCTTGCAACCTTTCCAAGAAGGACAAGCTGCTAGACGAACTAGGCTTGGTAAGGAGGTGACATGTCGAACCCGTATGCAGGCTTCACGGACTCCACCGATGTAGTCACCAAGTACATCCTGGACAAGCTGAGCGCCAGTGCCGCGACGTTGGGTGCCGATCCCCGGAAGAGTTTCTACTACGGGGACCAGGTGCTCGTTCCGACTACGCCTGCTTTTTGTGTGATCCCGGGTCCCGAGACGAGTCAGTATGACGGCGTCGGCGGTCGACCGGTCATAATCACCTTCCAGACTTTCGTTATGGTGTACGCGTACAAGGTTCAGGATGTCCAGCTGAACATGCGCACTGCCCTGCAACTAGCAACGACGGTTAAGCACATCATCCATCCGGACGTACGTCTTGGCGGCAACGTAATCGACTGTTTCTGTTCTAACGTCGATCCTGGGTACGCAGTCAGGCGTGGCGACTTGATAGCCGCGGCCCGGATGACTTTTCGTTCCAGGTCCAAAGTGGTTCTCAATCCCACGTGAGGCGCATATGCCGTACAAACTAACGGTGGATATACCGGACGGCCAAGAGGTTTTCATCCCTGGGTTGGGCACCTTTGCGGCCGGCACGCACGACATCTCCGACGAACAAGCCGAGACGTACGAGGTCCTCAACACAACGAATGTTGTCAACGTTGGCACCAAGGGACCTGACGACAAGGACGAGGACGTACGCGAGGCTGAAACCGTACACCAGCGAGGGCTGGCGCTCGTGATTGCAGTGGAAGGCATGAACGGCATCACGATCGAACAGGCCAACAAGCCCAAGCCACGGACCCCAACGCGCCCTGTGGAATCCGGCTCCGTCGGTTCGGGGGTCCCCGGGTCCTCCGCCAAGACAGGAGGTGAGAGCTAATGGCTGTCGACATTGGCGGCTCAGGCTTTATGGGCCTGGCCTTCGAAACGGTTGTTGGCACCTATGTCCCGCCAACCAAGTTCTTTCCGATCCTCGGCGAGACCATGCAGTTCATGCCGAACAACACGTTCCGGCGCCCGATCAGGCAGACCGTCGACCAAATCGGTATGGTCCCGGGCAACGTCAACACGCAGGGTACGGTCACCATGGAAGCCCTGGACGACGTACTCGTGTACTGGCTGTACGCGATGCGTATGGGCATCGTCAAGACCGGGTCTACGAACTTTACCTACACGTGTACGCCTGTGCAGGGTCTCACGCCTACCAAGACTTTGTCGCTGACGATCGTTCGTGCTGGCACTGCGTTTGGCTTCGTGGGCTGTGTCGTCAGCAAGCTGACGTTGTCCATCCAGAACGGCATCCTTCAGGCCGACATGGACGTTATCGGCCTGAACGAGGCTTCTGCGGTGATGCCGACGGCTACGTACACGGGCAACATGCCGCCGTACGGTCCTGGTCAGTGGAACGTTCAGATCCCGACGGCCACGCAGGTCTTCGACATGGACACGTTCTCGTTCTCCATCGACGAGAAGGCCGCGGCACAGTACCGACTCAAGAACACTGGTGCGAACCAGGGTCGTGGTGCCCAGTTCGTGGCGTTCGCCGAGCGCACGATCCAGATGACGGCCTCTCGGGACTTCATCGATCGAACCGACTACAACAACTTCCAGGCTAACGTGTCCCAGGGCATCACGATTGCTGCTCTCTCGGGCGCTAACAACGGGATCACGTTCTCCATCCCCAATGCCTTCAAGAGCACGTACGACGTGCCGCTCGGTCAGCAGGGTAACCTGGTTCGGGCGAACATCACCTACGACACGACTGTCGACGCAACAGGAAAGGCCTGCCAGCTCATAGTTCAGACACAGGAAGTCATTACCTAGAGGACTCGGCTCCTAAGGGAGGGGTCGAAGTGCCTGTCAGTAAGACGCGCGTCAAGAAGCGCGACAAGAAGAAAGCCACCTCCGCGGCACGGAAGAGGAAGAGGTGTGGTATGCCAAGAGCAACTGTTTCCATGGAGCCGAAGGAATTCGAGCTCAAGACATGTGAAGGCGGGTTCGTCAAGCTTCGCAGGATGTCGTATGGCGAACTGCTAGCCAGTAACGACATGGCGTTCCAGGTCAATGTCGAGGCCAGAGAGGGCTCGAGCGATCCACAGATGGGCGCGTCTATGTCAAGCGCCCGGATTGCTGAGTTCCGGTTCAAGTGCTGCATCGTCGATCACAACCTGGAGAACGAGGCCGGCACCCGGCTCGAGTTTTCGAACTCGCAGACAGTTCACCTTCTGGACCCGAACATCGGCCAGGAGGTTGACCAGCTGATCAACGACCTGCACAATTGGGAGAAGAACCTCCCAAACTCCGAAAAGCCGTCCAACGACACATCCTCAGCGGAAAACGGCCAAGTGAGTATTCCGGCAGAGTCGTTGACATCGCAGAGCAGCTCATAGGGACGGCTAACCTGTGCCAGCATATGCACGTTCTGCCACAGAAGGGCGGTCTGTACGACCAGGACTGCCTGTTCGTGATATCGCTGGACTGGATCGTACAGGCGCAACAGTTCAAAGAGGAGATGGCGCACGAGGAAGCTCTGCGTAGGCAGAGGCAGCAGACAGGGAGGTAGGAATGCCACGGATAGAAGCGACCATTCCTATCAACATGTTCCTCGACATAGACCGTTTCCAGTTGGCCATTGACGACATCAACCACCATGTTGGCGACGCTGCTGGATCTGCGTCGGTCAAGGCCGCGCACAAGATCGCTGAAGCGGTCAGGGCGAAGCTCGAGATGTACCCTCACCCTCATGAGCCGCATCTGAAGTCGCCCGCTCCTGCTTTTAAGGGTCCTGTTGGTATGCTAACGACAGGCCATGGGCTGCACATTATTCCGGGACACCTTCGCGACAGTGTTGTGGTTGAGGACTTGAGCCGTATACACTCCGCGAAGGTGTACCCTACTGCTGTCTATGCGCGTATTCAGGAGCTGGGCGGCTGGACTGGTGGGTCGCGAGTCCTCTACAGGCACATACACTACAACGAGTTTGGCATTCCGATAGTATCTGATCCGTTCAGGTCGGAGTCGCATAGTGTATATCTACCGCCTCGTCCGTACTTCCGTCCGACTGTTATGGAGGCCGAAACGATCGGAGCCGGTGAGCTGCAAAGGATCTACTACGACGAGTGGCGTGACGCCATGATGAGAGCAGTCGCTTTCTAGCGCGCGCTAGAGCACAACCTTTAGACTCCAATGTTAGACGCATATAGAGCAATACAGACGAGAGAGATACATGTTCTGTGCACCTTAATACGGTAAGAGGACAACCGGTGTCTAGTTAAGTCTAAGGAGGTGAGAGACAGTGCCGGAGCTACCACCGCTTTCAGCCAAGCTTGACGGTGAGATTGCCGAGTTCTTGGCGAAGATGGAGGTCGTCAAGAAGGTTATCAAGGGCGTCCGAGACGAGGCCCACAAAGAAATCCTGATGAAGATTGCCACTCGTTATGAAGCTGGCAAGGACATTCAGCGCACGGCCAATAAGGACATGCGCGCCATGTTCCGCAGTATAGAGGACGAGGCTGCGAAGGCGGGTCGGACCTCTGGCCAACGGTTTGCGTACGAATTTAGGAAAGAGCTAGACAAGGCCACCAAGGACGTTCAGGGCGGGCGCTGGTGGCGCCGCATGATCCCTGCGGTGGGTGCAGCTCTGCCGATCCTCCCACCGTTGCTAGCTGGCGGAGCTGGAATAGTAGGTGGTGTTGCCACTGCAGGTGCTGGTGCAGCAGCTGGTCTGGGCGCCCTAATCTTTTCTGCTCAGCGGTCTCTGGGACCTGTACTACGGGCTCAGCAGCAGCTGGCCCAAATGGTAACGAGCAACCGAGTTGGTGCCAACGCTACCGCTCTTCAGGCTTGGGCACAGGCCTCTACTACGACAACTACCAGAGGTAGACAGGGACTATCTCCTGCTCAGATAGCTACGCAGTCAAACATTTTGGCGCTGCGTATGCAGCAGGCGCAATACGGCCTAGCACATACTGCATCGCCTGGGGCAGCGCTAGGGTATCAGGCTAGTATCCTATCGATACAGGCTCGGGAAGCAGCGCTGGCAGGGCGTGGCCCGACAGCAGGCACTACAACCACTACAAGGAACTCACTGGGCAACCTTGGGTTCCTAGCTGATCCGCACGTTAACTGGTATACGCTGTCAGCCGCTCAGCAGCGGGCTACCGTTCTGGCTGCGCAGAAGACAACGGGCATGCCAACAGCTGAGAGGAATCAGCTGCGTGCCCTCATGGCGGAGCGCCAGTCCTACACGGGATTGAATAAGCCGCAGCAGCAGGCGCTGTTCCAGACTCAGAGCTTTATGGGTAGCCTGGCGTCTGCGCAAATGGCCTCCCAGCCTGCAGTGCTGAAGCTTTATGCTGCAGCTTTGAATGCGCTACAGCCTGCGCTTAAGTTCATTGCTCCCCTGGCGAACGCGGCAGCAAAGGCACTTATGCCGCTGATCGCTGAAGTTGGCGCTGGCATCAAGTCTAAGGGTTTCACCGAGTTTGTCGGTGTCCTGATAAAGATGGCTGGCATTGGCATTAAGGGTTTCGGTCAGTCGCTAATCAACGTTGGTGTCGGTATAGCTCACATTATGGAGGGCTTCAGTAAGTATGGCGTCTCTCAGCACGTGATGGATAGTCTCGTAAAGGCTACCGATCATTTTGCGAAGTGGACTGGTGGCGCGGGCTTCGAGCACTTCATGGCTTATGTCAAGGCGAATACCCCGCTCGTCATGAACTTCCTCAGCAACTTGATGAAGCTCGTGGGGAGCCTGCTTAAGGCACTTTCCGGTTCGATGGGTCACATTGAGCTAACAGGTCTCAACAACCTGCTGAAGATGCTCAACTCGTTGCTGAACATTCCAGGGGTTGGCCCGTTCCTGGCGAACATGTTGGCTATTCAGCTTATACTGTCGAGAACCAAGGTGGCAGCGGTTGAGCTGGCAGCGTTCCGAGCTCTGGGTGGCTGGTTTAAGGACCTGTCCGTTGTTAAGACCGCTACTACCTGGCTTAAGGACTTTGGCGCCGCAATGGGCGGGAAGGTTCTAAGTGGCCTTAAGACCATGGCCAGCGCGATGTTGAGCGGAATAAAGACGGCTGTGCTCTGGTCTATCACTATGATTCTTCGGATGGGCCAGGCGGTTGCCGCCTGGATCGCCGGTCTGCTAGGCATTGATGCTGCCACGGCTGCTTCTACTGCGCTCATCGTTGCGTCTACTGGTGGCATCATTCTTATCATCGCCGGTCTTGTGATTGGCATCTACGAACTTGTTAAGCATTGGAAGTCTGTCTGGGCGACCATTAAGATGTGGGCCAAGAACGCCTGGGACTTCATCTGGAACGGTTTCGGTAAGTACCTCCTGCCGCTTCTGGGGCCTGTGGGTTTGATCGCCTTGGGTGCGATTGAGCTGGTTAAGCACTGGAAGCAAGTCTTCGGCGACCTTAAGAACTGGATTTGGAACGACTTTCTGCTTAAGATCGTTAACTTCTTTACCAAGTTCCTGCCTGATTCCTGGCGCAAGACGAATAACCAGCTCAATCAGTTTCTTATCGGTCCCCTCAAGAGTGGACTCACCAACCTTAAGAACTGGATTTGGAACGACTTCGTTCTGAAGATTGCTGGCTTCATTGGTCATATCCCTGGCTACTTCAGAGACGCCGTAGCAGGCGCTACGTCCTGGTGGAACAACATCAAGAGCGCAGTGATGACACCGGTCAAGTGGGTCGTTGACAACGTTATTAACAAGTTGATTAGCGCGTTCGACTGGATCTCCGACAAGGTCGGAGGTCCGCATATCAAACCGTTTAAGATGGCGCGTGGTGGTAGGCTGCCCGGGTTCGGCGGTGGCGACCATATACCGATTCTGGCGGAAGCCGGCGAGACTGTTATCGACAAGGATAGGTCGAAGCAGTTTGCCTGGCTGTTCAGGTTGATGGGCGTACGGGGCTACCAGGGTGGCGGTCACGTTTCTCCTGCGGAAGCGCGTTTTGGGCCAGGCGTTAACGTCAGTGGTCCAGCACTTGGTCCGCTCAGTGGCATCTTCAGCAAGATCGCCGACATTGGTGCGATCACGGCAGCTGTCTTTTCCGGTAACACCGTTGCGCTTACGAATGCGATTAAGCGACTAGTTGGTGGCGGCGTCGGTGGTGCCATTGGTGACATGGCTAAGTTGCTTGTGTCCATACCGACTAACTTGATCAAGAGCGCTGTGCAGAAGCTAATCGGCGCTGGCGGTGGCGGTGCGGGACAAAAGGTTCCTAACGTAGGGTCTGGTGTTGCTCGGTGGCGGGGGCTAGTCGTTAGGGCCCTGGGCATGGAAGGGCTGTCTCAGCAGCTGGTCGACGCAGTGCTCTACCAGATGCAGACCGAATCCGGCGGCAACCCGAATGCCATCAACCTGACTGATATCAACGCGCAGCGCGGTGATCCCAGCCGTGGTCTTCTTCAGACCATCATGGGTACGTTCCGTGCCTACCACTGGCCTGGCACGTCCTGGAACATCTTTGATCCGTTGGCGAACATTGCTGCGGCTATCAACTACGCCCGACACAACTACGGTCCCGGGCTGCGGAACGCCTATGGCGGCATCGGTTCTGGCCACGGCTACTCTGGTGGGACCAGGGGTGCGAGGCCTGGGTGGGCGTGGGTTGGTGAAGAGGGACCTGAGCTTGTCCAGTTCCAGGGCGG